CCGATGAAACGACTTCTGTAACCAAGTTTGTAGTGGCTACATTTCCGAGAATAGTAAGTACATTTTCAGTATTCACATTTGCGAAAATTCGTGTACCAATAGATAATGTATCTGTGGGATTTAAGTTTGATATACCGGATGGTGCCGGTCCAGAAGTTCGTATAGCATTCATTTGGACGTTACTGTTTATGGTGACTGGTGTCGTCGTTCCCGGACTCATTGTCAGTAAACCACCCACATTTATACCACCTGTCCCAACGGTAAGTCTATGTGTGTATATATTCCCAGTCGAATGAAATACATTCGATCCAGTATCTTCGAGATATACATTTGATCCCACATCAATTGTGTGTACAGGATTTATATTCGAGAAGCCAACATTTCCATCGGTATACAATTGTCCATAGACATGTAAGTTGATCGTATTAGAATCAAAAGTAATTATTGTATCCTCTGGATCCATAAAGGATCGTGTCAACACAAATTCATTCTCGGACATGTCGTAGCCAAAGACGAGATTCGCCTCATTCACATCTTCTGACATAATCAAAGCTGTATCGAACGTGCCGTCACCGTTATTTTTACCCATCAAGATGACAGGATCTTCCACGACAAGGTTTTGCACGGTTTGATAAATTGTCGTATCGGATACAAACACATTCCCGAACACATTCATATCACCATGTAATATAAACCTACCATCTTCAATTATCACATTACCATTCTTGAAAACTGCAACATTAGAACCAACAGTTTCAGATGTTCCAACTGTAAGTTTTGTATTTATATTCACATTCGTCGCCACCATATCACCATTGACCGCCAGTACATTCGATCCAATACTATCTATTTTGACCGTCTCATTTACCGTCTGTAATACATTTGAAACAATCACATTAGTACTGGCTAAATTACCACGAACTGTCATGAGATTTTGGGCGTTTCTGTTTATGACGACATTACTTGTTCCAACCTGAAAATCGTTTAGGGGTACCACACCTATACCAATTTGTGAAGTTGTCATACGAACAACATTACTAAGCCCTGTAACCTTGAAATTATTCTCATCCGCAGTAAGCTTTCCAGTTACAGTCAAAATTTTAGCTTCAATACTATTCGAGGCAGTGAGATCATCGACATCAATTTCAGAAGTAATAATACTTTTGACAGAAGTCAAAACGTCCTGCTCTACTGGGTCTGCGTCTAGACTCGCTACAAAAATCTGATCGAAACGAACTGTTCTACCCATATACTTTAGTTACCGAATAAAATTCCCGCTAAACCATCCTTGATCCTGAGAACATTGTAATTTACAGCATATACAGAAATGGGTTGATTTCCGGGTCTGAGATTACCCTTCTCCACACCACGTAAAACAAGTTTCGCATTATCGAGCCGACTGAAGTTGCATGAACCTGAGGGATTGTATTCAGAAGCATTCATACAGAAATGATACGCGAAGTATCTCGTATACAAGAGTACCTCAGTTTCTGGAATAAATTCTGTATGACCATAAGTGGATTTATAATAGTTCTGCACTGTGTGAAAATAGAGTGGGGTCATATTTTCGAGTAAAGGTGTGCCATTGATTTGGATATCCGCATTCAAGAATGTAAAACGATCGTTTGCAAAATCATCGCTGGAGGCACCAAAACCCCAAAATAAAGATTTAACTGGGTGATTGAAACTCGAAATATCAATCACATTGTATCCACCCCCCTGTGTGTTATCAATAACAGTCGTTAATTCGTTTTCAATTTTCTGGGTCTGTGTAATTATAAAATCAATACTCCGCTTGGTGAGAGATTCACGCTCCTCACTATCCAGGTAGATGTAGTTTCCGTACACCTTTGCTTGTTTATCCACTTCTTGAATAGTTGCTATATTCGCTTCATCAAAGTTAATTCGTATTTCCACTTGATGACTCTGAAGTGCGATTAAAGGTAAGAACGCTTTGTGGTCACAAAAGAAAAAGTGAAGGGGTACAAAAGTTCGGTTTGAAGTCGATGTTTTGTTATTGAGTTCTTGGGACTTGTTGTATGTGTCAGCCATATAATTTGTCCATATATCGCTATAATAATCATAATGTTGTGAATCAACCTTTTGACCACCTATAAAGAGATCGATGGTCGAATTGTAAAACAAATTTGAAGCAATGTTAGCCGTTCTTGACGTTGCCTCAAACCAAATACCATTGATTACATCCCCAAGAACTGGAATTGTTATAGACGAATCAGCCGAACTTATTGTTTTAATAAACTTAGGAGCTTGTGAAAAGTTTGTGTGTCGAGTAAACTTCATACGAAAGAAAGAATGTCCTTCATCACTCGTTAGGTAGACATCTTGAACACCTTTGGAAACGAGTTGTATCAATGCACCAGACATTTAATAGATGTTCAGATTATAAAAACAGACACTTTCCCTGAGGGAAGTCACTCTTCTTCTCCTCAGTAAACTTCCCACGGATGTTGAAACCACCCTGTCTGTACACCTTCATTCTCTTGTAATACATCGCCGTGAAGATCGACCATGGATCGTGAACATCGTAAATATGTGGATTATTCTTCTTCCCCTTCGTCTCTCTCATTATGCGTCCAATACTTTGGGTAATATCAGATTTGGGTGAAGCTAGTATAACTGTATCAAGTGTCGGAATGTCTAATCCTTCATGCGCTTGACTGAACGTCGCGAAGATGATCTTCTTTTCAGAGGACTCCCGGAGAGCTGCCTCTTTCATACCACCCATATAGAGTCCAGATGTTTTGGGAAAACATTGGTGAAGGAACTCACAGTGTTGTCGGCGATCACTGAGTACTAGGAGCTGTCTCGTGCCAGCTGAAGCTTTCTTGACAAGTTCCACTAACATCTTGTTTCTCTCTCGGTCCTCAACAACTTCGGTAATCATGTTTGGCATAGAAATCTTCCCATTCCTCATAGAGGGTGGAGGATTTCTGTAATTGAATGAATCAAAGGTAATTGGGAATACCTCAACCTGTTCCTGATTCTTTCTCTCAACTGCAAAGAATGTGGGACCCATGAACCAATGAAGAACCTTTGTGAGACCATCCTTCCTCTCAGGGGTTGCTGAGAGACCGAAGATGTGCCGAGGACACATCTTGAAAAGACTTTGACTGAAAACCTTTGCACAGATATGGTGCGCCTCATCTACGATGAGCGTCCCTACACTCTCGAAGTCTGCGAATGAGTACTCCTTCAGGGACAACGACTGGAGCATTGCGATGACAAAGTCACAGTGTACTTCTTTCTTATCTTGTTGTACAACACCAATAGTGGCACCTGGGCAGAATTGTTGGATGCGTTCCCTCCACTGGTCCGCTAAGAATTGTTTGTGGACAACAATCATGGTCCTGTACCCCAACTTACAGGCTATGGCTAAGGATACCGTCGTCTTACCGTACCCACATGGTAAAGAAAGGACACCATGCCCTGCTTTAATTGCTGCTGTAAGGGCTTCATTCTGGTGTGTGGCATCTCTGAGTTGTCCAACAAATTTGGTTTGGATACGAGCTGGTTCGGGTCGTTTGTCTTCCCGAGGCTCTCCAAGCTTAGCAGTTCCATAGAATCTTGGAACGCAGACTCCATTCTTAGTCGGTCTGAAAACTTTGAAAGGTGGTGGAGGAAATCCATAGTCCCCATTGACAATAGGTCTTACCGTAAGTTCTTTTTTAATTTCCTGTATTGGTCCCTCACTTACCAAGTACCCGGTTCTTGTAAGGGTTGTCATTAATTACTTATTTAAAGGGTATAAACTTTAAATGAGTATAAGATGCCTACCGTCGACGTTGAAGATAATATTAAGAAGCTTCAGGTGGGCATTGAACAAATGACCCAAGAGATTTTCCGTATGCAAGGGATGCTCGTAACCTTTCAGGGGTTTAAGAAGGGTGGTCTCAAGACTATTGACCTCCCCAACGACCCCAATCAGGAGCCTGTCGAGGAGACCGTCGAGGAACTCGAGAGTGTCCAAGAAAAGCCTGAATAAGTGCCAACATTCCAAACCCCCTTAAAGTCCACCACAATTTCAACTTCATCATCCTTTATTAGAGACTGAATGGGACGTCCTTCGACGTTGCACATCACTCTCCTATAACGGAACGGCACCTTCACCTTCAGAACTCTCCCATCGAGGGGGTCATCCACACTTTTATTCATGAGTAGGTGTAACTTATTCGCATGCATTCGTTGTATAATTTCTGAAACCTTTTGGGGAATTATAAAACGGATATACTTTTTATCATTGAAATCATACATGGGTTCATAGACTGTCGCTAGGAACTTCATTGATTTCTATTACGATATACTAAAATTAAAACTATAAGTAGCACAAGAATGAAGAAGAGTGCTTGTGTGAGAAGAACTGGTTGAAGTGGTTCTCTCGTCCCGAAACATTCATGACTTAGGGACCTCGAAACCTCCACCCCCGCCTCGATACTCGAATATGGTGTGTTCCTATGGGACATCATACCACACATAGCAACCTTGGGACACTTCCCGAAGAATGGGAGTTGTCCATGAAGGCTGAGAACCCCCGAAGACTGTGAAAAATCCCATGTTTCACCGTTCCACTCAGCACCCCATGCAATACGAATCTCCTTAGGTTCTGGTACCCCGAGTTGCTTGAGAACTTCAGCTTTTAGTGTTTCTGGGTCGGTTGAAATAATTTCCTTTGTGAGATGACAAATGACACAAGAAATTGTATTTGTTCCATGAAGGACTTTGGGTTGAAGGTTCCATGGTGTAGTCGCCGCAACTTCGAGATCCGATTCGAGTTTTGGAGCGTTCTCATAATCAAGAAGAACATTAATCGCACCGTATGTACTGTCTCGTACATTTTTGACTGATTCGGGTCCCCAATTGTCACCCATTAATTTGAACGCTGGACTATTATCGAGACAAAGGAAAAGCATACCATCATCAATTACCGTTCCATTTGAAAATCGTGCACTATATGAATCCTTACCATATTCCACTTCACCCAATTCAGTACCGAAAACGAAGTTTGCACCAGCATCTAGGAGTGCCTTTTCCATCGCGTCACACATGACTTTCCCAGAAACCTTTTGTGTACAAGGTTGTGAGAGTGCAACATGATCCAAGTTTTTTACAAACTCATACGCCGTCATGACATCCCATGTGACACCATCCATGATGAGTGGAAGGTGTTCGATACACGCTTGACCACTTTCAGATAAAGATCCTACGGCGTCTTTGAGAGAAACCGACTTATATTTTGTTGGTTGTGTGAACACCCTCGATAAAAGAGAGATGAGCACACCATAGTCTTTAGGTTTGAGTGCACGCAAAACATACCCCATATGTTCACCATTGTCTATGGCTGTAAAGATATCATCCCAAGAAATCCCCATCTCATTGAAGAGGGACTTTGTGTTGATGAACGCTCGATCGAATACAATTCGGTGTGCGTGAAGATCGCGTGTGTCTACTTCGGGTTCCCACCATGAGCCACCAACTGAAAGTTTCCTATCATAAATGGTAACCTCGTGATCGGATGACCTGAGAATTTCCCATGCTAGGGACATACCGGTTGGACCAGCACCGATAATATGAATCTTCATTCTATTAGTATCTCACAAATTAAATAAGACCAGTATTCTTACGTTCCTCTGGGGTCTTGAAGGCATATATGACAGATATGAAAATGACAGTCGAGAGAAGAGCATACTCAATATCCTTTGTCGCACTGAAAGCGATGAGCATCAGAGATATGAAGCGGAATGTTTTGTTTTCGAAAAGTTTCTTGAGTCTCCCAGGGATTTGGATTGCATTACCTGAGAAGAGACCCTGATACAAAATAATAAGGGAAAACACGAGTGGTTGGGACTTAATGAGAAGTTCAGCTGGACCAGTGATTCTACTGAACGCGTTCGCGATTTTTACCATTTACTTTGTATCGATATTTAATTTTAGGCGTTTTAGTTTTTCTTCAAACTCTCTCCGCTCTCCAGGTGATTCAATTTCTTTCCCAGAGTTTAGAGCCTCAATCTCTGGTCCGGTAAGTTGCATGGCATTGACCCTAAAGTCCATGAACGCCTCCATAGAATGGGGTACTAGGGGTTGGACAAGTTCATATATAGCCGTGGCATAGTCTCGGATTTCCTTTTGAGCGTGATGGTCCATTCTCAATTGTAAGAAATGCATGAGGTTGTGGAGGTCCATCTTCCACACGAAAGAGGTGTAGGTCGATTGGGGTAGAACACCCCGTGCTTGTTCCCTACATACACCTGTATCTAAAAGATGTTGATACAATATGAAGGCGTTCTTATATTGTGTGGATATGACTTTTGCGAGTTTGTCGTCAACTTCCACTACACCTTCCGATCCTTGGTGATTGATTTCAGATTGCTTACGCAATACTTCTGGTTCGTAGTACTCTTCATCAACGATAGAATACCTAGCAGACATTTCATTTACAGATGCAGTCCTGTGTCGAAGCCATTGACGAGCAATGTATAGGGGTGCCTTAATACGAAATTTGAATACAACGAGTTCAAGAGGTGAAGTATGCCAATTGCGTACGAGATAGCGGATAAGACCCCTATCTCCTCTAGTGGTTGTAGTACCCGTCTGATAACTCACACGAGCACCATCAACAATAGCCTTATCTAGGTTTTGTTGAGGCATGTGGTCAACGAGTTCTACAAATCCATGATCTAATACTTTCTTCATTCTAAACAAATAACCGTTCAAATCTTTAATAGTTACACTCATCATCGAAAGGGACCTCTCCACAAAAATCATAGAGCTTATTCAACTTCATTTGTGTGTCATCCATAGCATCTATAGCATCATCCACCAGTTCCAAGAATGTATCCAATTCATCGAGGGCTATACGATGGGTATTCCTTAGGGGTTTCTTTGAGTGAAAAGTGGATTTGAGACGCTTGTTATTCTTGATGAGTTTGTCCAAGTTGGGCTTGTTCACGGCACACATACGGATGGTGAGACTCATTTGGTTACTCATGACTTCAAATCTTTAATCAATTCGTTTACATCACGATAGTACCTCTTTAAATCTTTCATGAACCTCTTGTTATTTTCGAGAACTTCACATTCCACTTTGTTCAAATAAATCCAAGCCAAATTTGATTTAGAATACTTTGTCATCTTCTGATTCTCGTTTGGGCGACGAGCAACTAACTTCGTAGTTTTCTTCTTTTTAGAAGCTGGGATAACTTCCTTTCTATTCACGAAGGATAGGGCTTGCATCACTGTATCCGCCAAATCATCCTTCTTCTTAGACTTGACGAATGTATCCACCCAATGTGCATTCACATCACTGCTACGGATAAAGGCTTCACATCTCTCGATGGATGCCTTCTTCCTCTTATTGTATTGTGCCTTCCCAGGACCAGAAATATCAGGAATCTTATTGGAGGCGTGGTAAATGATAGTCTCAGCCTTTGGACACTTGATGATGAAGTACGCGTGAAGGAAGTGCATGACTGAAACCATCTTCTTATTAAAGGAGGGTTGCTCCTCGATGAGAATAGTTTTAGCCGTGAGTACCCAAGGTCTTTCGTCTAGGTGATTTCGGAGGGATACATAGATACCATCGGCGTGTTGAGGTGGAATTCCATCCACATCCCACTCCGTAACAAGGTTTTTACGGTCTTCGTCCAGGAGACACAACGCTAAGTTCCTTATACCAACATCGATGCTTAGAATCATTGGTATAAAGGATTAAAATATCTTTAAGTTAATAGGATGGGTGTTTTCGATCTAAACGATAAGTCACCTATACAGGTTGAAAAAATCATGGGCTCAAACATCTATTACATCGATAACTTTTACAAGAAACCTGAAAGTATTTTGAAACTTCTTAATACTGTTCCAGCAACCATTCACGATCCTGAAAAAGATGCAGGTTTTAAAAGTTTTAATGGTGTTCATTTTCAAGATATGCGACATGTGATTCCAATTGAAGAAATGAAACGAGTGTCTTCCTATTTATCGAGAATTTGTGGACGAAATCATGACGAAGATCCTAACTTGTTGATGACAAATAAAACTCGATTTTTTCCTACAAGGTTTAACGACTATAAAAATAATTTTTGGCACCCACACACTGACACTGGCTATACAGCACTCATATATTTTAATAAAAATGACAGTGAATGTGGAACCAATTTATATAGAAATACTAGTCCTGATACAGAGAATAACGTTGGTGAACACGTCGTCCCATGGAGGTCGAAATCGAAATGGAAAATTATAAAAACATTGAAACCAAAGTTTAATAGATGCGTTCTGTTTGATGGAGATTTTTTTCCTCATGGAATGCATATACCAAATGACAAGTATTTCAAAGATGAATACAGACTAAATCAGGTTGTTTTCTTTCAATAATAATTTATCGCCCCTTACCCATTTTACCCATTTTACCCGCTGCTTTCTGACCCGCTGGGGACATCATAAACGCGGCTCCCGCGGCGATGATTACACACACGACACACCCACTGATCATTGAAGGCATCATCGCACCCCCCATGGCGCTACCAACACCAGAACCAACACCTTCGGCTGCCGTACCAACACCAGAACCAACACCTTCAGCGGCGTCGCCAACACCCGCACCAACACCACCGATGGAACCGTCGGCGCCCTTACCACCGATGGCAGTGCCTACACCTTCACCGAGACCTTTTGCGGCTGTTGCGTAGGCTCCACCGATACCTTTTTGTTCCTGATCTGTCTTAGTCTTGATGTCCTGCTTGAGTTTCTGGACCATCTTGTTTTCAGCAATTGTTTCATTGATTTTGGAGCCAACCTGTTCGGATACAAACTTGATCTGTACATCCTGATCAATCGAACCACATTGCGCGTCACACGCGTCTTTGGTAGCTGCCATAAAGTCCTTGAACGACAATTTACCCTCCGCTAGTAGCTTTTCACCCATTTTAAGACCAGGTCCCTTACCACAAGGATCCACAATCAAGTTAGTAATTTTAAGTTCTTGACCAACCGCAATTTTAGTGGCGAGTTTATTGATAGTTTCATTTGTGATATTTTTAGTCAAATCGTTCGTGATACTGTTTTTAATCTTCGTACTTTGGTCTGACTGACTTCCGCCACCAAGTCCCAAGAAGCCTGTCGACTGTTTGAGTTCATCATCAATTTTATTATCCAGATCACTCATGATATTATCAACGAGGTTTGCAGAATCTTTACCTTCGAATTTAGCCATAACCTTCACATCAAGGTTTGCGATTTGTTTTATTTGAGGTTTTTTACATATGAATGTCGCTCCGTTAATGTCGATCTGCTGTTTGGATATAATACTTGACGCAGAAACATTTTCAGTTCGGTTCAGGACATTGAATGTTGTTTTATTCACAACTGTGTTTTCGACGGAAGTCTCCTTTTTAGATTTATTTTTACCAAAAAGTCCGAGTACCATTTGTTATTCCCTGAGAAAAAAATATACACTAAATTATAATGAAGAACCTCAATCAGAATGTTTTAATCGTCGCTGTCATCCTCGTATGTGTATGGGTGGTTATGAAATTTATGCAGGGTCGTAAACTCAGAGAAAATTATGAAATGAGTAAGGTGGATTTACTCGCCTATGTCGAAGACGAAAAGTTGGTCCCCCTCGAAGTAATGACTCGAACTCAAAATCTCACAGACAATGAAGATTTTATCCAGGATGCCTACACTCTAGCGGCCGCGGGTAAACGCGCGGAGCTTGTGGAACTTATCAAGAGACTCTAATTAATTTCCAGTTCTATACTATAATGAATAACTATCTGATTGTTGTACTGGCAATTCTTGTCATCCTGGTGGGTATGAAGCGTGTGGAAGGGATGAAGGAGGAAGAGAAGAAGAAAAAGATTGTGTCGTTGAAAAAGTTTTTGTAAATCCCCTTTATATTTAAAATGTCAGCTCAATGTAAATCATGAAGCGATTTCCACTTATTTTAGCTCTACTTGCGCTCGTCCTGTGGGTCTATTTTAACAATCGTCAGGTTGAAATGTATAATCCAGAACTGGAGAAATTACTTGGATACATTATGGGTGACGATTTCAAACCAAAAAAGTTTAAAGAGATGATGTCTGAAATGACTGATGATAAAGAGAGTATTTTGATTGCCTATACACTCGCTAAGCAGGGTCAATATGATGAACTAGTCTTTTTCGTTGAAGATTTTTTTGGAGCACCAAAGATACCAACAACGAGTGTGTCGGATTATAAGAAGAGTAGCTAAAACTAATTGTCAAAGATATAAATATGTAAGTCATTTTATTATTTAAAAAATTAAATGTAAATAATAAAATGGAGTTTAGTGTTTGGGGATTTCCCGTTTTTAAATACAAGTTTGAGAATCCTGATAAAGCACTCGAAGAGATTCTAAAAAATGCAACTGACGAGACGCTCGATGAAATGAGTGAAGATTGGAATGCAAAGTGTAAATCAACTGCTGCTACACAGAATGATGTGACCCTAATACACATTCGTGAAGAATTGGAAAAATGTCTTGAAAGTTTTTCGAAGGATGTTAACATCCCAAAGGAGAATATGACTTTTAAGGGGTGTTCTAATGTAATGTGTAAGAGTGAGGATTGTGTAGATTACTGGATTAATGTATACAAAAAAGGTGACCATCAGGATATACATAATCACATGAACCCAGAAGATGAAAAGACACCACTCTTTAGTTTTACATACTTTGCAAAATATGATCCCGAGAAGGATGCAAAGTTTTATTTTCATAATCCATCACCGGCACCACATATGTACGAAGAGTTTTCAGAATGTAGACCAGAATTTAAACCCAGGGTAGAACTCGATATTTCTCAAGGTGAAGTAATTTTCTTCCCACCATTCCTATTACATAGTGTCGATGAACAAACTTCAGATGATCCACGTGTGACGGTTGCCGGAAATGTTTACCGATAATTCATTTCACCAGTCGTTTCATCATACTCTGATTCTGTAAAAATGTCCTGAACTATGAATGTGTTTTTCGTTTTTGGTAAGATATATTGTTCAAAAACGATACTCAAACGATGTGTACTTTCATCACTATACATTTTATGAACACCATGATACATATCACCTCTGAACCGCACATACTTTCCAACCTTTGGTTTGACTTGTGCGTACATTTTGTCGCAATTGTATTTTTTTAGAAAAAGTTCACCATCTTTGAAGGTTTCGGGTGTTTGTAAGTATACTACAGATGTACATAGAGGCATGTAATACTTCCCAAAGTAGTCAGTTTCTTCTAAAGTTCCATCATAGTGACCACCAACTGAAATCTCTTTATCAGATTTATCATTACATTGTGGAACGACCATGACATTACACACATATGAATTCGTTTTCGGTTCTCTGATCTTTTTAAAGATGTCATATATACATTTTAGATCATGACCAGTGAATTTCATTTCCAGATCACGAGCTTCATCAAAGTACACAGAAAACCCCTGTCCTTCTACCATTGAGGGGTGTTCCAGGAGGTGTGTACTCATATCTTTACAAGTTTGTATAGATTCAAAGTTTTCTTTTTCGATTAGAAATGAATATCCAAATGGATGAACTTTATGATGTTCCTGGCGTATGAACCGATACAGAAGTACCAAGAGTACCAAAATGATGAGATACATACTTTAATCGAAGAAATAAGATAACAGAAATCTTTCCCCACCTGTTACGGGAGTAATTCCATGAAATAGTTTACCACCTTTGAACATTACCATGTCCCCTTGTTCATACTTCATCACAGGTAATTGCGTTCCATCCATATATTTTCCACGCTCACTATTTTCCATAAAGTCAAGACCATCTTTATCGAATTTTATAGATGTTTTTTCGTCGAAAACATAAAAGTTACCACCCTCAAAATCCTTCGTCTCAGACAATAAGACACTCATAGTAACTGTAGCATCATCGAAGTGGATGGGAACACCCGAACGATCTTCAGGTTTGTATCTTCTCAGGAAGATATACCCGAGTTTAAGGTGGTCATGATTTGGTAAATGTTTCCGGTATAGATCCATACACAAATCGTAGAGTTCTTTATTCTTGACTTCGTTCTCTGTAAATATATCAATTTGATGTTCAGGCTGGTTATCAATGGTGTCTAATTTATCGTTGACATATGGATACTTATTCGCAACTTCTATGACATGCTTACATTCCTGTTTCGAGAATACCTTTTTCTGAATGACTTCACGTCGTTTTACTTTTAGTATTACCCAAATTACCAATAAAGCTAAAAGTACATAGAGTACCAACATCTAATATGTGCCCAGAAAAAATATTTGTGTAATTTAAGATGAATGTATATGCATCAGGCTGGTATGAAACAGCAGGGAATCGTAACTTTGATCATAACGGGGGAGACTGTGTCGGTGGTCGGCACAAGGGGCAAAATGGCGACACATACGCGGTTCGACGTCATAAGGGGAGTCGGAGAAGAAAAAGGTATCATTGTGTAAATCTGAAAATGGGATCAAATGGTCAATTTCAAAGAAGTGGTCATACCCCCAACACAAACGATTATATCAAGTGGGGATCCGGTAACCAAGGACATCACCCATGTAAAAATATAGGAGAGTCGTACACATATCGCAACAATAATGCATTCCCGGGGGCTCACTTTGGGTTTAAGTGTTCTGTACCAGCTAATAAAATTCATTCATTAATAAATGGAAACAGTTCACATGTTAATTCTGCGGGTGCGCATAACAGTGCTGGTACGAACAAGACTATGAAAGAACAACTCTTGTTTGGTGCCACGATGAGAGGTGGGCAACAAACAGGAACAGGGTACTGTCTGAAAAAGGAACACCTCGCCGTAAAATTCGGAAACCAAACATGTTTTCAGCTAATAGCTGCTAAAATAAACCAAGCGAAGGCTGATCAATTGGCTCGTGATTACTGTAAAACCGGGAATGGGCGAAAGGATCCGAAGTGTAAATGTTTAAACGTCGCTGGATCGACATTCATTCGTGATTGTAGAGCGAATCCAAGTTGGGCGGGGTGTAATGAAATCATGCCAAGAGTTACTGGTTTGCAAAAACTATTGAAAGGTTCAAACCTCCAAGAGGCTGATTTCGGTAATGCCGACTGTATCGTACCAGGTATATGTAGCGGTGGTGTATATAGACCCCTGAGTGGTGTACCCTCTTGTGCAAAGAAGATGGAAGTATGTAACCAAGTAATGAACCAAAAGAATGTAAAAGCATACGGAGATTTGAAGGCGATTCAATCGTGTAATTTTACGGGATCGAATAGTTTAGCAAATGTACAGAATAAGAGGGATGCCGCCGCCGCCGCTAAGAAGGCCGCCGCTGCCGCTGCTGTTAAGAAGAAGAGGGACGATGCTGCTGCAGCAGCTAAGAGGAAGAGGGACGCTGC